CGGGTATGGCAATTTTGGCTATCCAGTCCGTAAGCTCCACCGCTGCGGCGGCGCTGAGGTCCGTAAATGTATCGGGCGGCAGCGCCGCTCCGCTCACGCGGATCACCGGCGGCTATGACGGTCTGGCGCGGCGTTGAGGAGGTGTGAAGTATGGCGCTGCAACTGATTGACTTGAATGAAGATATTGAGTACATCAACATCGACGCATCGAAAGTGCCGTACTCATTCTCCATCAAACTGACCGACAAGACGTTCAGCTTTACGGTCAAGTACAACGATACCGGTGGGTTCTATACGATAGACCTGCTTGACGCAAATGGGAATGTCCTTGTGTTCGGTGAAATCGTCCGCTACGCCCGCCCGCTGTTCAACGTGGTGGAGGACGAGCGGTTCCCGATACCGGTTATCATCCCCCTGTGCATCACAGGAGACAGCGTTTCGGAGGTCACGAAAGAGAACTTCGGGAAAGACGTGAAACTGTATCTCCGGGAAAGGACGGTGCAGTGACATGGCATTCTGGATCAGGGACGCGACGCTCACCATCGGCAATAAGCAGTATTCCCTCGGCGGCCTGAATTTTACCTTTGAAATCCCGTTTGAGGACAGCGACGAGCCGCCTGTGGCAACGATAAAGGTCACGAACCTCTCCGCAGCCACGAGAGCCGGAATCAAGAAAAACGACCCGGTTGTGCTGAACGCCGGGTATGAGGGCGATGTCGGCTGCGTCCTCATCGGAAAAGTGGTCGGCCTGAAACACAAACAGGCCAACACCGACTGGACCTCAACCCTGACGGTGCAGCCGTGCGCTGACGAGATACTCGGCAGCCTGATAAACAAGACCTACGCCAAAGGGATAAAGGCGTCTGCCATCGTGCGCGACCTGCTGAATATCTTTGGTGTGGAGGTGTCCAAGTGCGAGCTGACTGAGGACATCAGCTACCCGCGTGGGCGGGTGTGCCGGGGAAATTTGAAGCAGGTGCTGACGGAGATTGTGGTGAACGAGTGTAAGAGCCGGTTCATCATCCGGGCGACCGGGCAAATCTACATCACCAAAGCGGACGATGGCATCAACAACGGCGTGACCCTTACCTCCGCTACCGGCCTGCTGAGGGCCGATGAGGAGAAAGTAGCGATACCGTATGAGACTGACCTGAACTCCCAGAAAACCGGCGAGGACCGGGACGATGACACCATTTCCCGTTCCTGCCTGCTCAATTATCGGATAGCCACTGCCGAGGTGGTAAAAATCCAGTCGAGCAACCTGAATGGCCGTTTCATTGTGGTGAAAGGCTCCCACAAGGGCGGCAGGACGGGCGATTGGGAAACTTCGATGGAGCTGAAACCTTATTGAGAAAGGAGCTGCGGAATGTCCGCTATCAACGAATACGAATACCAGCAGATCCACGACAAGCGGCTTGCGGAATCCATCTGCGTGGCGGCTACCGTCAAGGTCGTGGCTTTTGCCCCCGCGAAGATGACGGTGGACGTTCAGCCGCTCTCGAAGCATTTGCAGAACGGGAAATATGAGAGCCAGCCGCCTATTTTGGGCGTACCCGTGGCGTGTACCCGCTGCGGCGGGTTCATCACAAGGCCGTGGATAAAGGTGGGAGACACCGGCGTGGTGGTCTACCTCGACCACGACATGGACAGCACCGTCACGGGCGGCAAAGAAGCCAAGCCCCTCACGGAGCGCAACCATGCCACGACAGACGCTATTTTCATCGGCGCAATCGTGGCGGGCAGCTACTCGTCCTCCGGCCTACCGGCGGACAGCCTTGTTCTCGCCACCGAAAACGGCAGCGTCTATGTGGCGGTATCTGCGGCAGGCGTTGCAATAAAGGGAAACCTGACCGTGACGGGGAACGTGAACAGCTCCGGCAACATAAGCGCGGCGGGCAACATGACCGCTGCCGGCGATGTCCTTGCCGAGAGTAGCATAAGCGGCGCCCACCACACGCACCCCGGAGATTCGGGAGGCAGAACGGGGCAGCCCGGATAAGGAGGCAGTATGGATAACATGACACTGCTTATCGACCCGGAATCGAGGGATTTGGTGTTTGACACCGACGGGTCGTTCAAGAAGATATACGGGGACGACACCACCGTACAAAACGTGCGCCACACGCTCCTTGCGTGGAAAGCGGAGTTCTTCGCTGATGAGACGCACGGCACTGATTATGAGAGCATCGTCGGTCAGAGCATGAACGACGTTGACGATGACGAGATAAAAGAGGTCATTCGGGAGGCCGTGTTTCAGGACCCCGATGTGTCCCAGATTGATTCAATCTCCGTCTCCTATGAGGGGCGGACAATAACTGTTGAACTTACCGCCACCCTTTCGGATGGCGAGAAAATAGCATTGGAGGTGACGGCATAATGGCGAAGACCACAGATTGGGGCCTGACGGACGCCGGTTTCAGACGCCCTACATACGCGGAGCTGCTGGACGCTCTGGAATACAAAGCGCGCGAGCTGTACGGGTCGCGGGCAAACCTGACCGTGCGCTCCCCGCTTGGCGTGTTCCTGCGCATCTACGCTTGGATGCTGAACCTCCTGTTCTCCACGCTGGAAGATGTGTATAACAGCCGGTTCATTGACACCGCTGTCGGGACGAGCCTCTATAACCTCGGACGGGCGATTGGCTTGAAACTGCTCGGGGCGCAGAAAGCGGTCGGCTACCTGACCTTTACCGGCGAGGACGGCGTGGAGGTCTCGGAGGGCTACCTTGCTGAAACGACTGCCGGAGAGCAGTACATCACTCTGCAATCCGGTGTGATAACCAGCGGAAGCGTCACCCTTTCCGCGACCGCTGTTGTGCCGGGGCCTGACGGGAATACAGAGAAGAACACCATCACCAATATTGTGAACCCCATGAGCGGCATCGAAGCCGTCACGAACGCCTCTGCGTTCGAGGGCGGCAGAAATACGGAAACCGATGCGGAGTTCCGTGAGCGGTACTATTTGTCCGTGGACTTTGCGGGCGGCGTGAATATCGACGCCATTGTCGCTGAGATCTACGAGAGCGTCGAGGCGGTCATAGCGGTGGCCGGCGAGGAGAACGATACCGACGTTCAGAGCGAGAGCGGGCTGCCTCCCCACTCCATTGAAATTATCGCCTATGGCGGCCTCGATGAAGACGTGGCAGGAGCCATCTTCCGCAGAAAGGCGGCGGGCATCCAGACCTACGGAAACACTTCTGTGTCGGTCGTAAGCTCTGCCGGCACGACGCACAAAATCAAGTTCAGCCGCCCAACGCCTGTGAATGTCTGGGTGAAAATCACCGGCCTGAAAACCGACAGCGTGTTCCCGCTTGACGGGATTGACCGTATCAAGCAGAACATCGTCGAGTATATCGGCTCCAACACGAGAGGCGGTATGGCTATCGGACAGGACGTGATTTGTGTCACCCTGCCGACCGAGGTGCTTAAAGTGCCGGGGGTTGTTGACTTCGACCTGCAAATCAGCTCCAACGGCTCTGCGTTCAGCCGGGAGAACATCACGATTGCAGCCCGTGAAAAGGCGGTCACTGACGAAAGCAAGGTGACGGTCGAATGAGGAACTATCTTTCTGAAATGCTGTATGCGCTGACGAGCGCCTACACAAGAAAAGACTACAATAACCGCCGCCGGGACCTCCCCATCGAAACGAACATCGGAAAGCTGTTCGCTATCCTCGCATGGGGGCTGGATTCCGTCGAGAAGCAGACCGAGCTGATAAAGCTGTGGGAGGACATCGACTATGCGGAGGGCGCGGTCCTCGACCGGTACGGGGCCAATTTCGGCGTCGCCCGTATCAGCCCTGATGACAGGTTCTACCGCATGGCAATCAAGGTGAAGCTAATGGCGCAGCTTTCCGGCGGCGACATCAACACCGTCATTGAGGCGGCAAGCGCCCTGCTGGAAGTGGATGTGTCCGAAGTCATGCTCGATGAAGTCTATCCGGCCAAAATCGAGCTGTTCGTGGACCAGAAGCTCCTGTCCCCGGAACGCATTGAGATGCTGGATTTGATTGCCGAGGCCATCAAGCGAATCCTCGCGGCGGGCGTGGGACTGCGCCTTTACCTGCGGACCCACAGCACTTATCGTCATGAGATTGTCGTGCGGCACTGCGGATATGCGGCGACCGAGCAGAGCGCCCCGCCATTTACAAAGGACAGGGACGCCAGAATGACCCTGAAAACGCTCTACGGCGCGTTTCAGCCTACGGAGGTATCTGCGGCCCACCCGCCGCAGAATCGGGCGCATACGGCTACGCAGGAGGGCGCAGGGGGCGCTGTATACCACACCAGAATCAAATCCAAACGAGTTGACAAGGAGGAATAAGAATGTCGAAGTTTGAGGACGGCAGCTACGGCTCTTTGACCGGTATCGCCCTTATCGGAAAAGTCCTCGCCGGACGCTGCCAAATGCACTACACAAAAGCCGCCGTCGGAAACGGGACAATCCCGGAGGGGCTGACGCCGAAGACCATGACAGGCCCTGCGGGGTATGTGATGGATGCACAGATTGCGGCGGTATCAAACCCTGTGGACGGCGAGTGTCAGGTCACGGTCCGCATCAAGAGCGAGAGCGTTGAATCTGGCTTTTACCTGACGAACATCGTCCTGTTCGCGGAAGACCCGGACGATGGCGAAGTCCCATACACCTACCTGTGCTTGGAGAACGAGCCTGAATGGATTCGCCCCGCAAGCTCGGTCGTAGGAAAGCTCGCCACATTCGATTTGATCGCGGCGGTGGGCGACGTAGACACGGTTACGGCTGTGATTGACCCGGAGGCAATCGCCACCATCGGCGAGGTTGAGCAGTCCATTTTGGCGCACAACAATGACCCTGCCGCTCACGGCGGCCTTTCGAGCATCGAGGAGAGAGCGCTTACTATCCCGAAAACCGGATGGGATATTGGGGCGTCCGAGGCTCCCGAGGGCGTCTATTACGTGGACATCCCGCTCGACAGCGTGACAGAGGCACTGATTCCGATTGTCAATGTCCAGCCGAAGCAGCTTGCGACGGCAAAGAAGTGCGGTCTGTACCCTGTGTGCCGCACTCTCTCCGGTGGAATCCGTCTCTATGCGGAAAAAGCCCCGGAGAGCGAAATCACAGCGACGGTGGTTCTTATGAAAGAGCCTGAAAACTAAAAGAGGAGGAAACATTCATGGCGTATGGATCTGTAAATATCCCCGGCGTAAGCGCCTCTGAGCTGGAAACGGTCAGGGCGCTTGCGCAGGACGCAAAAGAACTTGCGGAATCCGCGTCTGAGGCCATCACAGACCTCACGAACACAATCAACGTCGTTCCGTCCCCCAGCGGGACGCTGACCTTTACAGGCAGCCAGCAGTCCCCTACGTGGCTGAATTACGATGAAAGCAAGCTCACCCTCGGCGGCACAACGCAGGCCACGAATGCCGGCACTTATGGGGCGACGTTCACGCCGAAGTCCGGGTTTAAGTGGTCTGACGATACGGAGACCGCCAAGACCGTCCAGTGGACTATCAACCGGGCGTCCATCGCAACGCCCACGCCGAGCGGCAGCCTGACCTACACAGGCTCCCCCCAGTCTCCTACATGGACAGACTACGACACCGGCAAAATGTCCATCAGCGGCACGAACTCCGCTACCAATGCGGGAACCTACGGCGCAATCTTCACGCCGGGGTCTAACTACAAGTGGGCGGACGGGACTACGACCGCAAAGACGGTGAACTGGACGATTGGAAAGGCGGCAGGCTCCCTCAGCCTTGACCCGACCAATATGACACTGAACAACACCACGAAGACCGGCACAATCACCGTTACCCGTGCGGGCGATGGCGCGATTTCTGCCGTCTCCGGCAGCTCCGGGATTGCCCAAGTCAGCGTTTCTGGGAACAAAATCACGGTCACGGGCAAAAGCTCCGGTGTGGCTACCATCACAGTAAAGGTGGCAGCCGGTACGAACCATACAGCCCCTGCGGATAAGACTTGCAGGGTCGAGGTAAACTTCGTGAATATCTACGGCGCGAGCTGGGATGGCACAAGTACCACAAAATGGACGAGAACCGATAAAGCCGCCGGTTTTATCGACCCCGTTCCCTATGTGGCTGGTGCGGGCAGTTACAGCTCGCCGTTTGACAATTTGCAGCCGTGGGCAGGAATGACAAAGACCACTCGCTCGGGCAACTCGATGGTCGCTATTCCGAAGTTCTGGTACAAGCTCACCAAGAGCGGCAGCAGCATCAAAATCCAGATCGCCGACCAAGCGACCGCAGGCTTCTCGGTTTCCCCCGCCCACATGAACAGGGGCGATGGACACGGCGAGCGGGATGTCGTTTACATCGGCAGGTATCACTGCGCCAGCGACTACAAGAGCAAAACC